GCGGAGCAATTCTCAATCGATTATGTCACGCGGACCCTCAGAGCCTGGCTTGTACGATTAGAGCAATCCTATAACGCGTCACTTTTAAGTCCGGAAGAGCGCGGAGAATATTTTTTTGAACACCTGATCGATGGACTTCTAAGGGGCGACATCAAAAGCCGATATGAAGCCTATGCCATCGGCCGGAATAACGGATGGTTAAACGCTGATGAGATTAGAGAACGGGAAAACATGAATCCCATGGAGGATGGCCAGGGTAAAATTTATCTCATTCCGCTGAACATGATCCCCGCAACAGACGCCGGCCAGAAAAAAGAACCACCGAATCAACAGAAAAGCCTTGAAAACAAGGCGATATACCGAACCAGGCTGGAAAGCGCTTATCAGCGAATATTTATTGATGCGGCCGATAGAGTGCTCCGCAAAGAAACAAAACGACTTCGTTGGGGCATGGAGAAGCATTCGGGCAATGGTGAATTTACCGCCTTTATTGATGAATTTTACCAGGAGATGCCCGAATATATCAAAAAGCAGCTACTCCCGGCCTTTATGAGCTTTGCGGATGCGATTTTAGGCATGGAATCGGAACTGAACGGCCTGAAACTGAACGGAAACAAGGCGACCTTTGAGCGTTTTGTGAGCGATCGGGCGGCGGCATATGCTGAAAATCATATCAAAATGTCACGATCCGAACTTTTAGAAGCCTTAAAAGCAGGCGCATTCGACGAAAAAATGGACACATGGGAAGCCGAAAGGAGCTGGCAAATCGCATCAGACCAGACCTTGGCGCTTGCCGATAGCGTGATCGATCACCTGAAAACTATTACAGGAGAAAACCTTGTTTGAAAACAAAAAAGAGAAGCCGGAAAAAGCGAAACCGGGAGATAAAAACTACAAGCCAAACCGAGAACTTGCGGTTAACAAACCCTATTCGACAAGAGAGGAACAAAAATGAAAAAAGAACCCATTGAGCGCCGAAACTTTCGGGCAACAGAACTTCGGACAATCATCGACGATAAGGGACTCCGGCACATTGTCGGATATGCCGCTATTTTTAATACCCTGTCAGAAGACCTGGGCGGATTCAGGGAAAAGATTGACCCGGGCGCATTCAAAAAAACGATCAAGTCGGACGATATCCGGGCCTTAAAAAATCACAACGCGGATTATGTCATCGCCAGATCGAAAAGCGGCACCCTGGCGCTTGTCGAGGATAAACACGGCCTGAAGATTGACGCCGATCCGCCGGACGCACAATGGGCAAAAGACCTTATGACCTCTATCGACCGGGGCGACATCGATCAAATGTCATTCGGATTCAGAACGATCAGCGACAAATGGGAAACCAAAGACGAAGAGGAAATCAGGACGCTTTTAGAAGTCAAACTATTTGATGTGAGCACGGTTACTTTTCCGGCTTATCCGGATACGGAAGTCGGGCTCAGATCACTTGAAGAATACCGCAAAACCACCAGTCCCTTGACTGGTGAGGGCGGGGCAGAAGATCCCTTGATCACGCTGGGCCAGCTTGCGGAAGAGGATGAACTGTACCGAAAAATCAACGGAATACAAGGAGGTAGTGATCATGAATAAGTTCCAAAAATTAATGGATGCGGCTTTTAAAAAGATGGAAGCCATCAGAAAAAAGGCTGAAGAAGAAAAACGCTCCATGACCGCCGAGGAGTTGACGGAACGGGCGAACCTGAAAGCCGAGGTTGAAACGGCTAAACGGGAATGGGACGATTTTAAGGCCGAGGAAGAACTCAGGGCGAGCCTATACGGCGACGGCGCCACTGGTGTCTTGACCATCGATGCCGATCCCGAGCACCCCATCACCATAACCGATCAGCCGGTTTATCGCGGGTCCGGGGCATCGGCGCTGGGGCAGCAGCTGCTTGACGTTCGCACCATGTCCCGGCCGGATATCCATGATGCAAAAACGGTATCAGAGGCGCGGTCCAGGCTTGAGCAGACCGAAAGGCGAAACGCGGCCATGCTTGAAACGCAGGCAAGAAAAGAGAATCGCGCAGCCGCCACCGGCGGATTTACTACTGGCGTTCCATCTGACGGCGGGTTTTTCTTGCAGGGCGAAACCAGCGTTGACCTCATGACGACCGGGTTTAACAACTCGGAAGTTTTGAGCAGATGCGCCCAACGGACACTGAGTCCCGGAACCCAGTTTTTAAAAATAATCGGCATTGACGAAACCAGCCGGGCGAACGGATCCCGTGGCGGCGGCATCCGCGTTTATACGGCGGCAGAGCTGGACGCCTTCACGCAGTCCAAAACCAAGTTCAAGGAAATCCGTATTGAGCCGACCAAGTTGACCGGGCTTTATTACGCATCCGGGGAAGTGATTAAAAACGTTACCTTCCTGGGGCAGGAAATGCGGCAGCTTTTCGGGGAAGAGTTCGCCTTCAAGTGCCAGGATCTGGTTATCCGGGGAAGCGGTGCGGGCGAAGCCCTTGGAATCCTGAATGCCGGATGTCTGATTTCAGTTGCCAAGGAAACCGGGCAGGTAAAAGACACCATCCAAACGCAGAACATCCTGAACATGGAATCGCGTTTGTGGGATGAACGGCCGTCAGTGGTTTATCTTATCAACCGCGAAACGAAACCGCAGCTTTCCTTATTGTCAATCGCCATCGGCACCGGCGGCGTACTGGCTCCGCTTTACAAAAGCGATTTTTACCAGGGCAAACGGATCAGCTCCTTAAACGGCTTTCCGTGTATCACCATCGAGCAGGCATCCGCTCTGGGCGATAAAGGCGATGTCATTCTTGCCGACCTGGGCCAGTACATCACGGCCAACAAGGGCGATATCAACGAGGCCATGAGCATTCACGTCAATTTCATTTATGACCAGGAAACGTTCAGGTTCATTTATTACTTTGACGGTCAACCGCGTTGGGCTTCAGCCGTGACACCGTACAAGGGCTCTGCAACGGTAGGACCTTTCATCGCAATCGCGGACAGGGCATAAGATCGGATCGAAATAGAAACCACCGGCGGCGATAAATCCGCCGGTTATTAAAAAAAATACGGAGGTAATTAAAATGAGATTAGCAGAAGAAAAAAAGATCGTCCTGGTGGCGAGTGCCTTGAATTTGGCTACCGGCGCTACCCAGGTGACAAAGGGCATCAATATGAAAAACTTCCATCGATGCACGTTTTTGATCGATGTCGGCACGATGGGAGTGGCAAACGCAACCCTGAAAGCATATAGCGGTGCCGCGGACGCCACCCTGTCCTCTGCGATAGCGTTTAAATACGCTTATGGGGGATCAACGAGCATTTGGGGCACCATCGCGGCTGGTGCTGATGTGTTAGCAGCCGAAACAACCGTTGTTGCAGCCACCGGGCTTGTCATCGTACAGGCGACATATCCGAATTATCTGCTTGTGGTCGAAGTAGAGGCCACGATGATGGACGTCGCCAATAGCGAAAACTGGCTGATGTTGGAATTTACCGACGCCGGCGGGGCCACCGGACTGGTGAGCATTTTCGCCGTTCTGGATCCGCGCTACACCGGGAATTTGTCATTAACGGCGCTGTAAAAAATCAATAAAATCCGGGCGGCCTGAAAATGGCCGCTCCATTTAACCGGGTGGCATCCGAACAGGATGAGCCCAAGGAGAACGATTATGGATTATAGTCCTTCAACCATTGCAAGAATCGGAGACATTAAAAACGGTCTGCTTGTCCAAACGTCCAGGGAGGTCAGTTATTTATCCTGGGGCGTCGGAGTCCAGGCAAGTCTTTTCACGGTTTATAACCGTATTGCCATACACGCATTATGGGCGGAGGTAGGGGCCACGACCCTTACCGGCGCCGGAGCTTTGATGCTTTTTAATTTTGCATCGTCTATCCCGGTTATTGCGGCCGCCGCGATGAACGCGGTCTGTACGACAATTCACGGCTTTGTAAGAGGCCGCAGGATATCGCTTGCAGGCGTCAGCGCGGCAACAGCCGTTAACGTGGACGGATCAGCGGGGATATCTTTTGGCCCTTCCGGCCCTGTTGTTGTCGGGGTTGCGCCATCGGCGGCCGTAACGCAGAGCGTCGGCCAGATCGGATGCTTGTCATCGATAGCTGTATTG